AAGTAGGGAAAATTTAACAATTGCAGCAGAGGTTGTAAGACAAGCCAAAGAAATGGAGAAGCAACAAATCATCAATTGCTATAATCAATCGTGGCATTTTAGAGATAAGCCATACGAAACAGCAGAAAAATACTACAACAAAACATTTGGAAAATAATTTCCAATTTTAGCCTTATGGTGGAAAAAATAGGCGCAAAGCAAGAAAAATGGGCGCAATAGTGGAAAAAAATAACTTTGTAGCTCAAAAGTGAGCCGTATTTATACTAATTTATACGAATAATGAGCTTTAAAAATCCCAAAATGGGAACTTTTGTAACTTTAATGACAACTTATGACAATAATCTTTATAATATTAGCAGCTATTTGTAACTCGGTAATGGATGTTCTATCTACCAGGTATTATGTTTCTATATTTGAAAACCTTAAAAATCGTCAATTTTGGGATTGGAATATGTCCTGGCGAAACAAATGGCAGTGGGGCGAGAAAGAAAATGGCGAGAAGTTTTTTCTATCTTCAACTATGCTTTCGTTTTTAACGGATGGGTGGCACTTATTTAAAGCCTTGATGTTACTCTTTATTTCTTTAGCTATTGTAACTTACAAACCTATCTTTGGCTATTTTGATATAATTCTATTCTCTATTATTTGGGGAGTAGTGTTCGAGATGTTTTACACTAAAATTCTTTTAAAATGAGTACAACAATATTAAAGAAAAAAGCAGATGCTATATTTTCAACTTATATCCGTTTAAAGTACGCTGATGAGAATTTAAATGTTAAGTGTTTTACTTGTGATAAAGTAATGCTTTACAAAAAGATACAGAACGGTCACTTTTACTCAAGAGGTATTTTAAGTTTAAGATATGATGAACAAAACTGTAGACCACAGTGCTACGGATGTAATATTGCAAGAAGCGGTAACTATATTGAATACTATAAGAGACTTGAAAAAGAAATAGGTAAAGGTGGAATGGATTACCTTGAATACAAGAGACACCAGGTAAAGAAAATGGGTAAAGCTGATTACCAAGAGTTAATAGATGTTTATACTGCTAAAGTAGCTGCACTATGATAGAGGCGGAATTGTTTAAATATTTAAAAGATAAATATATTCCTGATTTAGTAGCTGGTAAAGAGTATTCAAGTTTTGACTGCTATTCTGTAAAGTATAAAATGTTTATAGAGTTAAAGTGTAGAGAAGTACATTACGATACTTTATTAATAGAAAAATATAAGTACGAACGCTTAATAGCTTTAAGTTTAGGGTACGGTTATAAACCTTATTATATTAACTCAACTCCTAAAGGTATTTATTCTTTTAAATTAGATATAAGCCCTGAATGGATTTCTAAATTATTACCTAAAACAACAGAATTTGCAGAAAACAATAAAATACTAAAACAAATAGGATATTTAGATATAAAAGATGCTAAAGAATTATGATAGATAAGATTAAAGCAGAGATAATAAAAGCTAATAGGACCAATGCAATAGAAGATTTAATAAACTCTAATCTAAAGTTAGCAGGGTATTTGTTTCTTTTAAACGAAATGGAAGCAGAGATTCACAAAGGCTACATAGATGCATACACAACCAGGAAGATAGAAGAAGCAAGGTTATTTGTAGAAGGCGAAGGTACGCAAGGCAACAAAGAGAAACAGGCTATTATAATGTCCGAGCCTTATAGAGTAATAGAAGGTAAATTTGAAACAAGATTAGCAGAGGTTAAGAATATTAGATTTTCTACCAATTCTTTTATAGATGTTTTAACTCAAAAGATTAATTATTTAAGGAAGGAATACGAACTTTCTAAAAATGTAATAAAATAGCTACCTTTGTTGTAAATAACAAAAGATAACAAATGTTTGAAAAAGGCAAAAGCGGAAATCCGAATGGCAGACCACAAGGTGCAGTAAGCCAAAAAAGATTAGTATTGGACAACTTCGTTAACATAATTATAGAAGAAGGTACAGATAGATTTAACCAAGAACTTAACTCTTTAGAGGGCAAAGATTTTGTACAGTCTTATCTTACTTTACTTGAATACGCAAGACCAAAACTTGCAAGAACAACTTTAGAAGGGGATGCAAATAATCCTATACAAGCAAGAATAGTATTTGAAGAAATAAAAACTTATGCACCTATCGGAAAAGCAGACACAAGCGATTGATTTAATCGAAGATAATAAGACTAAAGAGATTATCTATGGTGGCGGTGCAGGAAGTGGTAAGACTGCTTTAGGTGTTTATTGGATTCTAAAGTCTTGTTTAAAATATCCAGGTACAAGAGCCTTAATAGGTAGAGCGGTTTTAAAGACACTAAAGGAAACAACTTTAAATTCTTTTTACGATGTGTGCAGGATGCAAGGTTTAAAGTCAGGCATTCACTATCAGTTTAACGCTCAAAGTAATATCATTACCTTTCAAAATGGTTCAACTATTTTACTTAAAGACTTGTTTCAATACCCTTCAGATATTAATTTTGACGAATTGGGCAGCCTTGAGGTCAGCTTTATATTTGTTGACGAATGTAACCAGGTAACAGAAAAGGCTTGGAATATTCTTAAATCTCGAATAAGATATAAACTTGATGAATTTAATTTAATTCCTAAAATACTTGGAACTTGTAACCCTGCAAAAGGATGGGTTTATAATAACTTTTATAAGCCAAGTAAGGAAAACAAATTAGATGACAACAAAGCATTTATACAAGCATTAGCGGTAGACAACCCTTTTATCTCTAAACATTATATTGAATCCTTAAAGACTTTGGATAACCAAAGCAGGGAACGGTTACTTTATGGTAACTGGGAATACGATGACAACGATAACGCTTTAATCGGTTACGATAAGATTATTGATATGTTTACAAATGAACACATACCAAGCGGTAAAGGTTACATTTCAGCCGATATTGCTCGTTTTGGTAAGGATAATACTTTAATAATGGTTTGGTCAGGCTTTAGAGTAATTGAAATACATAAGTTGTCCAATAAGGCAACCAACGAAGTAGCAGCATACATTAAGCACCTGGCAAAAAAGCATTCTATTCCTTATTCTCAAATTATCTGCGATGAAGATGGGGTGGGCTCGGGTGTGGTCGACTATGGCTTTAAAGGATTTGTTAACAATAGCAAGGCACTTACCGGTAATTACATAAACTTAAAGTCTGAATGTTATTATAAACTTGCGGAATTAATCAATCAAGCAGGTGTTTGGGTTATAACCGAAGATGTAACAATCAAAAAGGAATTAACCGAAGAACTTGAATGGGTGCAAAGGCATAACGCTGATAAGGATGGTAAACTTGCGGTGCTACCTAAAGACAAAGTTAAAGAACATTTAGGTCGAAGTCCCGATATAAGTGATGCCTTAATGATGCGGATGTGGTTTGAACTAAAGAAGTTTGACTTTGTTGTAATGTAAAAGTTATCTAAATTTATCGTAAATTTGTAAAAATAATTGCTTATGAATCTCATACAAAGAATTAAAGCTGCTATACTACCTTCTCAAGGTTCAGATGCTGGCAACAAATACAATCAATCTTTATTCTCTTATTTCAACGGAATATTCTTTAACATACCTAATAATCCACGAGCGTATGTAAGGAATGGCTATCAAGGCAACCCTGATGTATTTGCTATTATTAATATGATTGCTAAAAAGGCTGCTTCAGTTCCTTTTTATGTTTATGAGATAGACAACAAAAAGAGTTTTAATAGAACAAAGAATAATAAGTTTAACCTAATTAAAAAGGGATTAACCGAAGTAGAAGGCACAGACTTGAATAAGCTAATTGCAAGACCAAATGAAATGCAAAGCCAACAAGAGTATATTGAATCTTTAGTTTCATTTTTAGAGATTACAGGTAACGCTTATTCTTATAAGTTTATGCCTGAAGTAGGTAGAAACAAAGGAGTACCAACAAAACTTTACCCTTTACCATCACAATTTACACAAATTATAGGAAGTGGTACTTTTGAACCTATTAGTGCTTATAAATTACAAATAGGAAACCAAGAGATTGAATTTAAAGTAAACGAAGTAAACCATATTAAGTTCTTTAACCCTGATTATAATGTTAGTGGTAATCAGCTTTATGGAATGAGTCCTTTAATGGCTGCTTGGGAAACTGTTTCAAGTTCAAACGAAGGCACAAGGGCAAAAGCAAAGGCATTTATTAATGGAGGTGCAGCAGGTTTACTTTTTAGTGGGGATAAGGACGCTATGCTTGACGGGGAACAAATAAGTAAGATTAACCAACAAATTGACACAAAATTAACAGGTGCGGATAATTACAAGAGAATAGTAGCTACCAACGGAATCGTAGATTATAAGCAAATCGGAATGAGTCCTGCGGATTTAGAGATTATTAAATCAATCGGAGCAGATAGGGACACTTTATGTAGAGTTTTTGGAGTAGATCCTATTTTAATGGCTACGGATTCAAGTTCTTATAATAATAAGGAATTAGCTTACAAAGGATTAGTAACAAACACAGTTATTCCTATTTTGAATATGATTAGAGGAATGTTTAACGAGGTTGCTTTATACTATTCTTTGAGAGATGGCAAAGAATACTACATAGACTACGATGTTCAAGCGTTTCCCGAAATGCAAAAGGATATGGAGAAAATAGTCGCACAGATGAAAGAAAGCTGGTGGATTACTCCTAACGAAAAAAGAGATGCAATGAATTACGATAGATTAGACCAAGAAGATATGGATAGGATTTTAGTTCCTGCTAACTTAACTTATCTTGATGAATTAGGAATGGCGGATAAAGCGTTATAATGACACAAGAAGAATTTGACACTAAACTACAAAAGTATTTAGAGACTTACGGCTATCGTTTATTCTCTAAAGCCTTAAAACAATCTATTCAGCCTATTATAGATGCTTTAAACGAATCGGAATCGGTTGCGTTTACAAACTCTATTGCTGGGATGCTTTATACAGGTGTTCCTATTTCAACGGCTATGCAAACCTTTTATAATACTGCTTGGAATAAACAATCACGAGGTTATGTTAAATGGCTAAAAGCTAACTTACCACCTGAAGCTACAATCGGTGTAGGCTTTGAAAATCCAATAATGGATGCAGCTTTAAAAGATTACTTTAATACCATAGGCGGTCAACACATCAAAGATATTAACGATACAAGTCTTAAAAGGATTCAAACGGCATTCCAAAAAGCGTTAGATAATAACGAAGGCTTTAGAGGTGCAGAAAAAAGATTAATTAAGGAAGTAGGAATGTCAAAAACAAGGGCAAGGTTAATAGCAAGAACGGAATCAGTAATGGTTACTAACGCTGCTAAATTTACTCAAAGTGAATTGATGCCTATTGAAATGGAGAAGACTTGGTTGCACGACCATCCAAAGATGCCGAGAGATTGGCACATAGCTTTAAGTGGTAAAACTATTGACTTGGATAAGAAGTTTAACGCTGATGGTAGAATGATGAAACATCCAGGCGACCCAGCAGGTGGAATAGAGAATAACGCAAATTGCAAATGCACGATGCTTACAAAAGCAAAGTTAGATAAGGAAAATAATATCATATATAAATAATTGCTAAAAAAGTTAGTATCTTTGTACTATCATAGTTTGGTGTTTTGGTTTTAGGGTGGGTGGTAAAACATCCACTCTTTTTTAAACACTATAAAATTAATCGCTTATGAAGAATATAAGTTTCAAAAATTACGATGCTTCTATCAAAGACCTTGATGTCGAAACAGGAGTAGTTACAGGTTATTTCTCACAATTCAATTCTATTGATTTAGATGGGGATGTTATAATGCCAGGTGCATTTACAAAAACTATCGCAGAGCGAGGACCAGATTCATCAAAGCCTGAAATTGCGTACCTGTGGCAGCACGACACATACCGTCCTTTGGGGAAATTAATGGTATTAAGAGAAGATAGCTTTGGTTTATATTTTGAAGCTAAAATGAGCGACACAAGCTACGGTAAAGATGCTTTGAAACTTTATAGAGATGGTGTAATCACTCAACATTCTATTGGTTACCAGGTAATAAAATCACAAGAGAACACAGATATGGGAGAAGAAATTGATGCAATCTACGAAGTAAAACTTTGGGAAGGTTCAGCAGTTACTTTTGGAGCAAACCCAAATACACCTTTTACTGGCTTTAAGTCAGCAGAAGAAAGAGAAGACCGAATTAAGACTTTGGTTAAGGCTATTAAAAATGGTACTTACACAGATGAAACATTTGGGCTTATTGAATTTGAATTATTAAAACTTATTTCACTTGTTAAATCCGAAGAGCCGACTATTGTTACTCCTGAAGAAACCGAGCCGAAAGAGGACAATAAGATACAAGAAATAAAACAATTTAGAAACCTATTAAATCTTTAAAAAGATGGAAGAAATTAAAAATTTAGCAAATGACATCAACGCAAAGTTTGATGCAAATGCAAACGCTTTATTAAGCGTAAAAAATGAAGTATCTACAATGGTAGAGAAAAGTATTGATTCAGTTAAGGCTGAAATCAAAGCAGTAAAAGATGAATTAGATAGACAAGCTGAAGAAGTATCTCGCAAGAGTGCTGCTAAAGTATCTACTAAATCAATCGGTGAGCAAATCGCTGAACAATTAGATTCTAATATGGCAATCGCTGAAAAAGAATTAAAATCATCAGGTGGTTCATTCACTATGAATTTAAAAGCGGTTGGTAATATGTTATTGTCTTCAAGTTTAACAGGAGATTCAGTAGCTACTTACAACCAACAACAAGCAATTTTACCTGCTCAAAAATTAAACTTTAGAGATTTAGTTTCTACAGTTCAATCTGCGACTGGTACTTTTGTAACTTACAAAGAGAGTGGTTCAGAAGGTGCTATCACTGCACAAACTGAAGGTGCAGACAAAGGACAAATTGATTACGATTTGACTGAAGTAAAAACAGTTAATGCTTATATCGCTGGTTTTGCAACTTTCTCAAAGCAAATGATGAAGTCTTTACCATTTATCGAGCAAACTTTAACTCGTATGATGTTGAGAGACTTCTTTAAAGCTGAAAATGCTTCTTTCTTCGGTACAGTTAGTGCTGCTGCAACAGGTTCTACAACTCACGCTGCTACTGATGATGTTGAAGAAATCATTCAATTAATCGGTAACCAAAAGACTGCAAACTTTAATGCTTCTTACGCTTTAGTTTCTCCTGCTCAAATGGCAAGATTAATTATTGGTACTTACAACAAAGGTTATTATGCAGGTGCTGGTGCAGTTGTTCTTAATGGTGTTGGTGGTTTAACTATCTTTGGTACTCCAGTATTCGAGGCTTCTTGGGTAACTGATGATAAGGTGTTAATCTTTGATAGAGACTATATCGAAAGAGTTGAAGTAGAAGGATTAAATGTAACTTTCTCTTATGAGAATGGTTCAAATTTTGTGCAAAATCTCGTAACTGCCAGAATTGAGTGCTACGAAGCGATAAATTTAATGTTGCCTACAGCAGCAATTTACGCAGATTTAGGGAATGTTTAATTCACATTTGCTATAAGCTAAAATTAAA